CTATATTGTGCAATAACTGACTCTAACAATCTTGTGTCTACACTACTGACCAATTAAGACTTATTTATAAATTATTAGATCAGGCCTGACTTCACCACCAGACTGTATGTTGAGTAAATCATAGCTGATCTTGCTTCCCATAGTCAACGCACTCACTGTAATGAGATTGTTTCACCGGTTCAAAGTGCTTACAGGCATCCTTGACGCATTATTGAATTCTTTACAGGGCCTTAAACACATATCTCTAAAGGAATGAGCTTGTTGATACCTTTATCCTGTCTTTGGTATGTTTGGTATAAGTTGGTACTATACTATCATCAAGAGTGTGTGAGGTGTAGTAAAAGGTAAGCTGTTACACTTACCCATTACACATTACTCTTCCTCATCCAGTTCAGGCATCAGTTTATTAGCAATAGCTCGTAGCAGTACACTATCATTGCTTGTTTGCTGCATCTTAGCGAGAGAAGACATAGCAAGCTTAAACATTCCAGCGTCACCTTCAGCAAGATGGGCACAGGCTAGCTTTTCAATCACTTCAGCTGTAGCTCTACTAACTGGTACATCATTAACTCTACGCCAGTCCTTACCAGCTTCATACCTTTCATTACGATTCATTGACATTATATATTCCTTATATTAATGAGAGATTAACTAAACTAAATAATAACTAAAATAATCAAACCAAAAACAACGTAAAAACGATAGTTAAAAACCCCTGATAAGGGGGTACTTAATGATAAAAGGCCACACACTAAAATGCTATAATTTTTGAAACCTCGGTATAAGTGTTGTATACTTACCCATGGAAACAAGATTGAATATGTTAATTTTACTTTGGATTCTCGATAAGATAATCATGACATTGATACTGCTATTTCTCAAATAAAACTTTTTATCTTTGATGTAACATCCCCTCTATAGTATATTAATGTGCCGGTAGTATTTATACTAAATGCTATCACCCATCTAGTACACTTGAGTAAGTTCTGCTATGAAGGGTCAGAAGTTGGGTTATAGGTCTTCAACATAGTCGACTGAATTGTCCCCAATAACCGGTAAAAATTGCTTGTATATAAGCTGAAAGTATGGGAGATAATAACTGGCTTTTAGTGAAATTCCAAGTTTAAGATCCAAAAGTGCCTCTGGTGCTCAGGGGTTTGCTCTATCTAAGAATGGAGACGGTATGGAGAAAGATAAGCGAATGATAGATTGTCCTGGTTGTGGGGCTTCTCTAAGTATTGATGAAGATGAAGACAATATATGGTTTGATACTGGAGATGAGGTATTACTTGTTCCTCGTGAAATGTTGAAGTATCTTGAAAAGTCACAAGGGTTACTGGGAATTACCTAAAACATCGGGCCCTTTGGGGGCCCGAACACAAAATAAATGAGACATTATAAAGTCAATAAAATACAGCACACAGTGTTTGATTCAGAGGATGAGGTACCTTCAGATGTACACTATCTAAGAGATTGGAGAGATGCCTCTCTTTCCGACTGGGTGTTAGCCGATGACGGAAGTATTATACAGGTATTACGTATGGGCACAATGATGAAGCCGAAAGGTAGAGTGCGTGAAGTTACGTATATTGGTACATGTACTGGTACCTTTGTTGTTTCTAAGAAGGGTAAGATGGACACTTCCAGAAGAATTAATATATATAGCATAGGAGGCAATGTTGAAAGAAATGAGAGATTGGATCAAAGAAAAAGTCTTTCCACACGTGAAGAGTTATTTGTACAATATTTATCAGGCGGCATGGACCCCAGAAAAGCCTACCTTAAGGCCTTTCCAACTAATAACCCTTTTTATGCGGGGATGCGTGCCGGACAGCTGGTTAAAACCAAAAGAATAAGGAGTCGTATGAAGAAAGAATTAGAGCCCTACATGAAGGAACTTGGGCTAGATGAAAACTATGTGCTTAGTAACATAAAGGAGGTAATCGACTCTTGCGACAAGGAAGATACCAAGCTAAAGGCCTTGTTTAAGTTAGCAGATATTATGGATATGGAAGATAAGAACAGAACTCAGATTACATCAGTGACAGGTGCGTTATTCCAAGGCTTTACACCTGAAGCGTTAGAAGAGGTCGAAAGACCAAAGGAGATAGAAAATGGCAATTCTTGATTTTTTATCCGGACCTTTAAAGCCTGAAGAAGATGTTGAATTTTTAGATTGGTACTCAAGATTAGCTGAGAAGGCTGACATTAGCCCAGATCCAGATGATCCTAGGCATTATTATGATTATAGATCCGCATATGAAGAAGGTGTGACTCTTGATGAAAGTCGTCATTTACCCTCTAGGTTTAAGCATGATCTCCATCCGAATAGATACATTATAGATAAGGAAGACTTAAGCATTTATGATACCAAGTATGAAAAGCCAGCTAAATTTGAAGATATGGTCATGCAATCCTTTCAACGTAAAGAGCATGAAGAATCAATATGGCGGAAGTAGACAGTGGAATTAATAGTCAACTACTGGCCACAGCTCTTAACATTTATAGCTATAGTAGTAGCATTTACTACTATGAAAGTAAACATTGATATTTTGAAAGATAAAGTAAAGACATTGTTTAAGCTAATAAATAAAGATAAAGACTAATGCCAAGTTTAGCTGAGTTAGAAGAACGTATTAAAGCTCTAGAGGAAGATTATCACCCTACTGCAGAATGGCAAAGAAAGCTAGATGACTTAGAATCTGAACTAAGTAGGCTGACAGAAAAGCTTGAACAATATGGTATATAATGCTTAAATTTATAGTACTTTCAGTGCTACTTAATACAGGAGAGATAATCGCCCTCCCTCCTGAAGAGCCGAAAACAGAGGCTGGTAGACGTAGAAATAAATCAGGGCGAGGAAAAAGGAGAGGTGGCGGTGGACTCAGATAAGTATAAAGCAGCACAAAAAATAAGAGATTATTTTAAAACTCCTAAATGGCATGCATTAACTAAAAAACAGGAGAAACGATATGGCAAACTATAATGATGTAGCCTTTGAGACTATGAAAAAGGCAGCTAAAAATAAGGCTTCTGATCTATTTGCAGAATCAGAATATAATGCTATTGCTACTGATAAAGATCGTGCAGGATATGATGTAAAGGCGCATGATATATTGTTAGATATGTGGAATAAGGATCGTGCTGATAAGAAATTTAAAAATATAGATTTTTCTAGATATGTAGAACTGTTAAAGCCTTCATTATTTGAGGAAAGAGTTTATTCACGTGAAGGAGACCAAAAGTCAGGAGATTTCTTTCTAGATATATATGAAGGCGACTTTGATCAATTTAAAGCTAGTGCATTGAAAGGTGGTGGTGCTGATATTTTAGGTAGGGATGTAATAGCAAAGCCATCTGGTCCAAAGCGAAAAAAGTTCGGGCCTAGTGGCAAATATTAATTCACAAAATGTATCTAAAGCAGAAGAAGAACTGCAACTAGCTTATAATGACCTTATAGCCTTTGGGAAGCTCTTTCTACCTGATGATTTCTGTAGATCAGAAACTCCCTTCTTTCATTATGAGGTGGCAGATGCTTTACAAAATGAAGATCTTAGACAGCTTGCTGTTATCCTTCCAAGGGGTCACGGAAAGACTGTACTTACCAAATGCAATATATTGCATGACTTCTGCTTCACGAAGGAACCGCTGTTCTACGGCTGGGTGGCTGCAAGCTCTAAGATCTCTGTCCCTAACTTGGACTATGTGAAGTATCATATAGAGTTTAATGATAAACTTAAATACTATTTTGGTGACTTAAAAGGAAGGAAATGGACTGAAGATGATATCGAGCTTAAAAACGGTACTAAACTCATTTCTAAGAGTAATCTATCTGGTATTCGTGGTGGTGCCAAGCTTCATAAGCGCTATGATCTTATTGTGCTTGATGATTTTGAAGATGAGAATAACACTATTACTCCTGAATCGAGGTCGAAGATATCCAACCTCGTTACGGCTGTTGTCTTTCCTGCATTGGAACCGAAAACAGGGCGATTAAGAATAAACGGTACGCCAGTGCATTATGATAGCTTTATTCAGAAGATCTTAGTGGGACATGAACAGGCCTTAAAGAAAGAAGAGGACTATTCATGGAAGGTGATTACTTATAAAGCTTTAATGAATGATGGAGGAACTTTATGGCCGTCATGGTTTGGTCATAAAGAGATGGAGAGAAAGAAGAAGTTCTATCAGGACTCAGGTACACCACAGAAGTTCTATCAGGAATATATGATGGAGGTGCAAAGTGAAGAAGACTCAATTTTTAATAGGGATCATGTTAAGTATTGGGATGGCTCTTTTATTAAGGATGCTGATACTGGAGTCATGTTTGTTGTTCCAGACGGTGATGACCCTAAGCCCTGCAATATTTTTGTGGGAGTAGATCCAGCCACAGACTCAGCAAGACGTAACACAGATTATAGTGTGATAATTGTAGTAGCAGTGACCCCAGATAATAATATTTATGTTCTAGACTATATAAGGAATAGAACGCTACCTGTTTTAGGT